AACCCGCCATCTGTATGCACAAACCAAAGAACAAGCTCTGGCTCTTGCTGCCAAACCATGTCAGTCAAGCCGCCGCGTGGCAAATGGTCTGCCAAGATAGACAAATCCACGCCCAACAAGCCGTCAGTGTCCAAATCAAATGTTATCTCTTTGACCTTTTCCTGACCCTTCTGAATCAAGATAGTACTGTTGCCTGCCCGTAATGGACGCACATCAGATGAGCCAAATGTTGTTTCACGCAAAACATTAACATTGGTTGGCGTTACTGGCGTAGTACCTGTGCCGCCAGATAGCGTGAACTCTGAGCTAGTGGTCAGAACCTGTAAGAACCGCGCTGGCAACAGATGCTTGATGACATTTACTTGGTCAGACGCAATCGTAATATTAACGGCTGCATCATCTTCCGTGCCAGGCTTGTGGTTTTCAAAGTCTGCCGTTACAGAGCCAAAAATGCTTTGTGGCTGTTCAGGTGTTCCGGCAAAGTACAAGCGCTGCTCATAAAAGCCCACAGCCCTTGGGTATCCGTTCTTTTCGCTAAACGCACCCTCAGACCATGTTTTCACACCTGCTGACAGTCCAGCGCTACCACCGCTAACATAAGTTGTGTACCCAGTTGAGTTAATGCCGGAAAGCTGGAATGTGTTAGTGGTTGCACCAGCAACAGTGAATACAAGATTATTCACCTCAGCCATACCCACAACATTTCTGATGATAATCTTTTGGCCGTTAGTAAATCCGTGTGACGATGCTGTTACAACGGCTGGATTAGCTTTTGTGATGTTTGTGATTGTTGCCGTCAAATCTGCAACGTGATTGTCTGACACCCTTTCAACAACTTCTACGGTAGCAATATATCCAGATGTGACACCTGTTACTTTGACATAACCACTTCCATTATGCTGAAACTCCCACTTTGTAAAACCTGTGGTGCTGTCGTGATAAGACTCAGTGCCTTCAAGATGAACAGGAGGTGTATTGCCTGTTGTTGTCGATGAGCCTGTTACGTTTTTGTAGACGTTATCGTTGTAATACACCAAGTCATTGTTAGCGTAGGTTTCACCAGCAGCCCAAGCCTCGTGATTGATTTCAACTGGCTTTCTAAATCTAAACAATGCGCCAACGTGGTCAGCCACAAAGTAGTCGCTTGTTGATGTCATTATAACGCCAGTTCCAGGCGCAGAAGCAGAAAGCTGCATAGTTGTATCGCTGATGTTTTCATCAAGATACGGGCCATCAATAAACTCAATGTCAGCTAATGTGAAACTTGTAGCTGTTGTGCGTGTTAGTTTTGCCGGTGGATGGTCCTTATGCGCCAGATAAAGCACATCAGCAGACTGAGCGTGGTTAATCTCAAAGATGTCTGTAACACTATATGTTGTGGTTACTTCGACTATTTTGCCTACTGTGCCACCAGATGTATACGCTGTGTATGCGCTGCTATCTACGCCAGATAGCTCAAACGTATTCGTTGTTGCGTTAGCTACAGTGAACTCAAGGTTGTTTACCTCTGTCATACCGCCGACACTGGCGATAAACACTCTGTCACCATTAGACAGACCGTGGCTTGTGGCCGTCACAACCGCTGGATTGGCCTGTGTAATAGCTGAAATAGCTACTGTAGCTTCTGTGAGGATGCCACCGTCCTTGAAGAACCGGATATAGTTAGCGCCAAACTCAAGAACATATGCCTGCTCATCACTGTACTCAAAGTTGATAAGTCGTACTTTGCCGCCGTCTTTTGACCGTCCAGCAAACTTAGTGCCAGGTCTGCGTGTCGTGCCGCCTTGCGGAAACACCAGCATATTGGTCAAAGTCTGTGCGCCTTCATTGTACTTTTGCAAGTCAATGCGGCCTTCCAAGCGCGGCGATAGTTCACCAGCGCGGAAGTTGGTAACAATGGTGGATACTCGCGCCATCTTAGAACCTTATGTTGATATAGTCGTCCGCGATAATCTTGTCTGGCATACCTTCCATAGCATCCATAGAACGAGCCTCACGCAGCCGTGTCTCATATAACTGGAACATTTGCTGGGCTACGCTGTTACTGCCGGTAATGGCGTAGGCTGTTTCGGATGCTAGTCGATGTGCAATGGTGCTGGAAAGTAGCGGGTCAAACTGTTCTGTATCGGTTACACGGGCAACATAAGTAATCTTGCATGTGCCTTCGTTGCTCAAAATCTTCCGGCCTTCAATCTTGTACATAACCTGACTGTCGTAAGCCGCTATTTCACTGTCTACGTTGCTATTCCAAAATGATAGCACCCGCAAACAATACGGGTCAGTAGGCAATGTGTACTGGTAAGTAAAGCCAAATGCAGGAGCTGTCGCATCCCGTGGCAGTGATGTCCGTGTGATTGCTGAGTTCCACGGATGAGCGCGTAACACTGCATCCCGCACAGTTTCATACCGGCGGTTACACAATCTGGCTTCTTTTGAGTTTTCTGTTAATGAGGTGATAGTGGCAGCGCCGAGAAGGTCCATCGCCTCGTTACAAATATCAACTACTGATGGCATCTCGTACCAACCTCTCTACACTTATCAACACACCTTGGCTTGTATTCGCATCGCCGCCCTTAACTATATGGTCGTCTTTGTATGCTTCTCTAGCCAAAACTTTCAACTTCTCTGTGGGCAATAATACCACAGTTTGTTCTCCAAGTATAAACGCCCAGTACAGCGCCTCGCTAGTCGCTATGCCAGACGGCTTTCCCCTACTAAAAAACTCCACAAACACATTCCCTGTCTGTGAAGCTCTAAAATCACGTTTCACCTCTATCGGCACATTTTCTAAAAGTTCGCCCAGCCATCTCTCATGTAGCTGACCAACTTTCAAATCCCAGCGAAAGTCGCCGTTCTGTTCCATTCCCCCTCCAAGGAAAGAAGGGGCGGTCTCCCGCCCCCTCAATGTTAGTCTACAACGTACTCAATGATGAACGCCATGTCGCCAGCAGTACCACCAGTTGCACTGAAGGTAGCCGCGATATAGTACACATCACTTGGGTCTGAAGACTGGCCTGCCAGCTCCCAAACCTGTTGACCAGTTGTGTTGAGATTAGCTACTTCGTAACGGAGTTCCGCTACGCCAGCAGCATCGGCAACGTCAGTAGCCAGAGCGTCTTCATCCACAACAACGCCGTCATTCGTATAGAAGCCGACATTAAATGTGCATGTGCCGCCAAGGTTATCTGAGCCAACACGGACTGAAACCAGAGTTGCGTTTGTTGGAACAGGTGCCAGCATTACGATGTCGTCATCGGTGCTGTCACCAGCCGCCAGAGCCACGTTGCCCTGAGCGATGCGGACGCGACCGCCAAGCTCAGAGGCTGGGTTAGCAACTTGCGGAAGTGCCTCAAGATTGGCAATGAGGTCAGAGTTCTTTGTTGTCATCTCTCAATCCCTTTCTTTAAGCTGAACCGTCAAGGTCGTCTTCATCGCACTTGATGCGAACAACCATGTTTTCCTGCATACGGGTAGCACCGATGTCCATGCAGTAGTAAACCTGAGTCGCGTAGCCTTTGTCGGCACGCTCATCAATTCTTGCAGAAACATCTTTGCCCATACCCAACGCCATGCCCTCTTGCGCCCATGCGAAGCATGTGCGGACATTGTTGGCGTCTGCAGAAAGACGGTTAGACATGATGAAGTTGAAGCCCATGAACTCGTTGATTTCACCCTGTACCAGAGCCTTCACGGTGTTGAAGTCTGCTGAAGTAACGCTGGTGTCGGCCAGAAGTGCATGAATCTGGCTTGGGCCTACAACGATGTAACGTGGGATTGATGGGTCAACATCAGCTTCGTCAAGCAGCTTCTTAGCTTCACGCAGCTTTGTCAGGTTCATGTTTGTGTCAGCACCACCAACAGAAACGGCAACGTCCTGGTTGGTGTCAAAAGATGTGCTGGTTGAACCTGTCTCACCTGTGCTTGCCGCTGCATCAAAAGCGGTGATGATGACATCATCCATTGCGCGGCCCATAGCTGCTGCTGCGGCCATTGCGTAGGATGAGGTTGGGTCGATAAGCATACGAACCTTGTCTTGGTCGTCAATCAGGTCTGCATACTCATATGAAGCCAAAGACAAACGGCGCCGTGCATGTGGCGTGTCCATCTGTGGGGTATCAGCGTGGCGTGACGAGCGAAGCTGCGCCGTAGCTACACCGACTTGGTCGATGAAGGCATTTTTACCAACAACATTCTCAATGCGCACCGCATCACGCAGACGGGAACCCATCTGCTGTGCAAGCATCTGCACATTTGCAGAGTACTGTTGTACAAATGCCGTGGTTACTTGGTTGGACATTACGTCCTCCTTTTTTCACGGTTACATTTACACGAGTTGCGGTGTGCTACCCTTACGGACACCCCTAGCTTTATTAGCCCTTTTGGGGCTGTCGTCTTCCCGACTGCCAACAGGACGAGATGACCCGCTACCCTGTGTGACCCACCCGTAGTACGAATCTGCGAGGTGGGCCGGATTCACGACATCACGCTGAGTTCCAAACTCAACCGCTAGTCTTAGGCACTCAAGGCGAATATCTACATCATTCTCCATGAATGAACCTATAAAGCTCTTGGACACGTTCTACAGCTTGCTGCCTTGCCACTATGTTGGATTTATCCGTGTACACCGGAGACCTCATAATAGCGTTGGCTTCTGCCTGCGCCTGGTCTTTCGTCATAAACGATGTCTCAGGTGCTTCCGAAACCGTGTCTTCACTTGTCACACTCTGCCTAAATTCTGCAATTTTTGCAAATGCTTTTATAAATTCAGGGTTGTTGCCAAGTTTGCTTCCATCTGCCAAGTCCAAATCGAATATCTCTGGGTCGGCAAATTCTTGTGCAGTTCTTGCAGCACGTTGAACGATGGCATCGTAGTTGCTGCCCCACTCCTGCCGCAATGACTCTTCTGCTTGTTGACGCTGTGCTTCAGACTGTTGCATGTTTGCAACACCTGTGTTCTCAACGACACTCTTGTAATAGTCAAGAACACCGCTGGCTTGCTCTGGCGTTAGCCGTAATTTGTGAGCAATATCAGCATATTGTCCTGCTACTTCTTCTGTGACGATGTTACCGTCAACAGCTATGTTGTACTGGTCTGGCGACTCTGGCCGACCAAGCCGCGAATAAATCCGGTCTAAGTCTTCATCAGTCGGATTATGCGGCATCGGAATCTTGTCCGCACCAATAAGACGCTGGGCATTTACATATGACCGCGCCAAGTTCTCCACATCTTTGATAGGTGAAATGCTGGGATGCCCCCGCAGTTCCTCTGGTATCATTTGCAAGAAATCGTTACCAGACCCGCCTTGCGCTACTTCTGCTGGGGTTTCCAGCACAGCTTCAGGCTGGGCTACCTGTTCGATAGCTTCCTCTGACATAATTACTCCTCTGTGAGCATGTTGTGAATATGAAGGATAACTGCTCGTTTTCCCTCCTCGAAAGCTGTGGCATTAGCATCGCCAGCCACATAACTTAAAGCCCGCCAATTTGTGCGGCCTTCAAGGTCTCGCAACACCTTCTGACCGCTTTCGCTATCGAAGGTTGTTTTATACATATGTTTGAGTTGTTCTATTTCTCTCACTGTCCCACCATCCTAACTGCTTGTGCCGCTTGCGCCGCCGTATAGACATCCTCTTGGTCTTGCTGACGCTGCATCATCTCCTGTTCAGCAGCCGCCCTTTGCTGACGCATCTGCGCTACCTCACGGCTAGAACGCAGTGTCGTCTTAGGAACACCAAGGGAATCAGTAACATGCTCCACCAAACCGTCAGGGTCAAGGTGGTCAGTTACCGGCAACGCCTGCGCCAAAGGCAGCAGGATTTCAAGAGCTTGCATCGTGCTGTTCAGGCTGCTGGACTTTTGCGCCCTAGCCAACGGCGATACATACTCAATGTCAATGTCACGGCCTTGCAGGATTTCTGGCGGGATAGCCAGCATTTCCTCGCGCAACATCAACGCAAAAACGCGGTCAATCAATGGACGCAACATTTCATTCATCAGGCGACCCAGCACAGGGCCAATCACCCTCATGCGCTCTTCCTGCCTTTGAACAACCTCTGTCGCTGTCATGTTTGGCGCACCGCCAACAAGAAGCTGGTCAACATAAAACGCAGACCGAATAGCTTGCCGGCGCTGGTCTTCCATGCTCAAGCCAATCGGAATGTTAGCGCCAGTGTTTAGAGGCGTAATTGTGTCGCGTGTGCCTGCACGGAAAAAGTTGAGGCCACCAGGCTGCGTCCGGATTGGGAGAAGGAATCCATCGTCAGGAACCAATAGTGGAGGGTCTATTTGTTTCTGAGCAGCTTGAATGATTGTCTTAGACATCAGATTAAGCATCTTAACGTCTGGCAACGCCACCATTGCTGGCGACCTCCCCATAATCTCCCCTGTTGCCTTCAAGAATCTAGGAACGATATATGGGAACTCTTGAAACCCGCTTTCAGAAATAAGCATCTTGCTGCCAAGGCAGACATAGTAAGACGCGAATGGCATGTTCTTGTTGTCGCGCTTTGTTGTGTCACGCTCTGCTCGTGGCATCACAACGTGCAGTATTTCAACTTCTTCATCAGGGTTCTTCTCATTCCGCTTGCGGATAAACTCACCGACATTCTCAATGCCAAAGCGTTGTACTGCTTGCCGCGCTGTCTGCTTGTACTTACGGAACACAGTGTCAACAAGACCGTACTGGTTTTCCTGCAAGTAGAACTCAGAGATGTGGCGTGTGCTACAACGTAGCTGACCGTTTTCCATCTCGACAAACATACAGCCAGTGCCAAACACAACTAGGTCCACATACATCTCGTGAACCTCAGTTTCAAAGTTTGACTGGTTAAATGCTCTAATCATCCGCATTGATGTATCTTGCAGCCATTCCTGCACATCATCATCACGGCTAACTTCTGTTTCTTTCATATCCAAATGGAACCAAGGCGTAGCACCGCTTGTTAGCATCCCGTGCAAACTTGCAGACAACAAGTCGATTGCCTGTAGCGCAGTGCCATCATAGATAAGCTCCATACGCTTTTCACCGCGTGAGCGTTTCTTTACGATGTCAGCCTTGCGGGGCAGCATATAGTCTGCCAGCTCTTGATAGTGTGTATCCCAGTTATCTCTACGGGCAATAATCTTGTCCGCACGGGCTACCAGACTTTTTGCTAAATCTTCCATTGATTACCCCAATAATGTTGGCTTGCCAGTTTGAGGCGTGGCTTGGTCGCCTAGCGCACCAGCAACAATAGTAGCGCCCCGACCCTTGCGGCGTTTGCGCTCTTCAGCCATTGCCTCCTCAGACAAAGCCGCAGCCCTTTCGTAATCAGCCTGTGCTGGTGGCTCTGGAGGTGGAGGTGGTGCCGGAATTGAAGGTGCCTTAAATAATGAACCCATAACTATCTCCTATACCGTAGCTCTTGGGCTACCGCCGCGAACCAAAACGCCAATCTCTTCCATAGTTCCGGCAGGCCCAGCACGTTTTGTACGTCTGCGACCACGGCCAAGAACTGTCTCATCGGCAAGCGCAGTAACCTCTGGTGTAATCTCCGGCGTAATTTCTGGCGTTACATCTGCCCGAACTGGCTCTGGCTCACCCGCTGCCATTATTGTTGTGGGTTTGAAGTCGGTTCGGCCAGTATAAGCACCGCCCTCGCCAACAGTTCCCATAATTCTACCAGACGGGTCAGTAACTGCTTTTTCACCAGCAACCAACTTCTCAAGGGTTGTTGTTGCCATTTTCTTTCCGGCAATATTCAACACGTTCATAGCCACTGTGCCAGCGCCAGGAATTTTTATTTCACCGGCAGGAAGCTGACCTA